AAAAATAATAGTTTGACATGTGAGAATTGTGGGTATGATTTGTATATTAATACATCTAATACAAATAATTTGTTTTGCGATAATTGTTCCATGGAGATTTCTACATTTCATAGTTCTTCTTTTTCAGACAGTGATAGAGTAAATATATCTACAAAATATTCCTATGATAAGAATAATCATTTTAGAGAATGTATAAACCAATATACGGGTGAGCAAAATGTAAATATACCTTCGGAAATATATGATCATATTTATAGACAAATTAAATTTCATAAAATACCTGTTGTTGAAGGTAAATATCCTTATAAAAATATAGCAAAAAATGTTATATTTATGTTTTTAAAAGATGGAGGTTATTCTAAACATTACGAGAATATAAATTTAATATATAATACAATAACTGGTAAAAAACCAATTGACATATCACATTTGAAGGAAAAACTAGTAAGTGATTTTGATAAACTGACTCAGAAGTACACAACTTTATTTCCTAATAATAAACGAAAAAATTTTTTAAACACTCAGTATATATTATTTCAGTTGTTAAAAAGACATGATCATATATGCGAAGAAAATGAATTTGCTACATTAAAAACTTTAGATAGAAAATTATATCATGAAAATATTATAAAAGTTTTGTTCGAAAGCCTTGGATGGAATTACACTTCTATTTTTTAAAATATTTATTATAATAAAATGTTAAAAAATATCATAAAATTATTGAAATCATGTGATCCTTTTTTGATATTATTCTTTGGGTCAATTGTAATATTGTTATTATTTTTTGTATATAATACATTTATGTGCAATTCGGGTACATGGACCAATAAAAAATACTACGATTTAATAACGTATTCCAGTAATAAGAAACACAAAAATATCGATAATGTTTTAACTTCCCATGCAGATGAAAGTAAAGATAGCAAAGGTGAAGTGGAATGTAGAAGAGTATTAAAAAAAATATTCAACAAACCTTTTCATAAAGCAAGACCATCTTTTTTAAATAATCCTGTAACAGGGGGTTCATTTAATTTGGAATTAGATTGTTATGATAAAGAGTTGAAAATAGCAGTTGAATATCAAGGAAAGCAGCATTATGAGTATACACCTTTTTTTCACAAAAACAAGGAGCATTTTCTAAATCAGAAATATAGAGATGATATGAAACGACGAATATGTAAAGAACATAATATTAAGTTAATAGAAGTTCCGTATACAGTAAAGATAAAAGATATAGAAACTTATATTAGACATCGTTTATAATATTTTTTAAATAATTTGATTTAAAAAATATAATACAGATGAATTTAAAATCTGTAGGAGAAACCGTCACCGACAAGATTCGAGTGGTCGCTTCCAACAGCCATTGTAAGCAAATCTTTAGAGCATTCAGAAGGACTGCTGGCGGAGGTTCCGAACCAAGCGGGATCAACAGCGGCTCCTTTCATAGCAGAGTTGACAGCACTGGGTAATACACCGCACACAGTGCCACCAAGTCCGCGAAGAATTCCGTTACTGGAAGGAACAGCTTCTTGCCATTTGTTGTTGCATATAGATTCAACTTGAGCAAGACCAGCTTGTCCCTTAGCGAATTCTTGTCCCATCTTGTAGCAAGCCCCTCTTACATAAGGTCTGCCATTGTCAACAAGCATTTGCTTTCCATCAGGAGCTAATTTGGCAGCCACTGCGAACATTCCACCCTTGGCGATAGCTTTCTCCCTGAGTTCGTCTTCGAGATTGAAAAGTTTGGTTCTAGCTTCTTCGGCAGCTTTGTGAGCGGCTTCGAGAGCTTTAGCCTTAGCAGCGGCGGCAACTTGTTCAGCCTTAACTTCAATGTCATGCTTAGCTCTAGCGGCGGCGGCAGCAACAGCTTTAGCTTCGGCGGCGGCGTGATCTTCAACAAAGTGCGCAGCTTTGGAGACGAACGAGGGCATGTGGAAACCGAACTGTTCTTTATGAGCAACAAGAGCAGCTTGACGCGAAGCTTCAAGAGCGTTACTGTAACTGGCTCTGTAGTTGGGCATGTGGAAGTGGAAACCGAATTGTTCGGCAATAGGTTGAGCAACGGTGAGTTGTCTTTTTTGGAAACCTTCATAAACAGCTCTCTTCTGAGCTGCGGGCATTTTATTGTATTGTGATACAGAAACGTGCATTTATTTATACGAAAATATTTTTTTAAAAAAATAATATTTTTTTTTTTTGATAATCCAATATTTTATCTTTTGGTTTTCCGAGTTGATTGGAAATAACTCTGGTTCCGTTTTTATGCGTAAAGTCACAATTATAATGTGTATGACCGTATATCCATGTATGAATATTGTCTTTTATTAGTAAATCATCCAATGCAGATGCATAAAGAGATATATATTTTTGTTTTTTATTTGCATCGATAATACAATCATAAGAAGGTGGATGATGTGTTACACATACCATTGTTAAATTGTGTTCCTTGCAATATTCGACCATATAATTTATGTATTTTAGATCAGATTTAAACATTTTTTTGTAAGAAAATGTGTTAATATTGTGAATTCTGACAATAAAAGACGGTAAATTACATTTTATATCACTCCATAAAGTAGCTCCAACGATACATATGTCTTCTATCTGTATACTATCTTGATCCAATATATACATGTTTGATATCCCTCTTTCTAACATTCTTAAGTCTTTTTTTAGATATTCGATGTCCTTATTATTACATTTATCTACTTTGTAATATTCATTGTTTCCTGGTACATATATTATATATTTAAAATATTTACTTATATCATTTAAGAAGGTATGTAACTGATTGTATTTATATATACAACCTATGTCTCCTGCAAGTATTAATATATCAGCGTTTGGCGTGACGTAATCGAGTGGATCAACTATATGATTGTTTTTGTATTCAATATGTAAATCAGATATTATTTGAAATGACAGAACCATGATAAGGTGATTTTATAATGAGATTATCATATAAAAATCAATTTTAGAAAAGTTGTTACTCGTTAAATAGATCATCTATATCAGCTGGGCCTTTCATTTTTGGGTTACTTTCTGGTTTTGAAGGTTTAATATTATTCATCATTTTTGAAATACTATCTCCGGTTTTTTTCATAATAATTTTAGATACTAAGAAAAACGCAGCATTAACTATTATAAGTATTAATAATCTAACCTCTACAGGCCATTTAGATTCTTGAGGTACATATGATTTCTCACCTAATTCGATCAATAATTTCTCATAAGAAGACATTGATAATATTTGCTGTTGCGTGAAACCTTCCATATCTAATTTAAAAAATTTTCCAAGAATAAATTCACAACCCATAAATCCGTATGTTAAATATTGTTTATAGTTTTCAACGCTTGAGTCCAACGATAACATTCTTAGACATTCGTTATAAGATGTAACCATTGTATTATAATCAGTATGAATGGTGTATGTAGGTACATCCGATTTGGGGTAAGATCGTCTTAATAATTCGAATTTAAATAATATTTCTCTTTTGAGATCATCATTGGTATCTGTTGCTGCTTCATTATCTAAGTTTGTGAAATTATCACTTGTATCATTAACCTCTAAATCTCTCAAACTCGGAGCTGTAGATGTTATATTACCTGGATTTTTCGACTTACAATGATCATGGTGAGATATACTATAACCTTTTCTATTTCTTTTTCTACTATACTTATTACTACTTACACTAGAAGATACAGAAGCAACAGTATCATCATTATCATCAGTTAATTCATCTAAACGACTTGATACAATATTATTAACAGAATTTTGATCCTCGTCATTTAGACTACTAACTACTGATCCAACATCATAATCGTCAATACTATTATCAGTTCCATATGAATCTAAATCGTCTTCATGGTAGTTAGACTCTTGATTATCTGATTCGGACATGTTGTTCTTAGTAAATTTCTCAATAGTTGTTTTTTGTTCTTTAATAGAACCGATATTTTTAATATCAGGTAGATTCGTTCTATCTACTACAAATTCAGTACCTATTTTCTCTCTCTGTATTTTCTGTTTATTTTCTAATAATTCTAAATACAATCTAGGTAAATGTGCGAAACTTTGTACATTATCTATTTGTTTGCTATCCACAGAGTGAGGTAGTTTTGTGACAGTTATATTGACTTTCATCGATCTTTATAAATGTATGTGTAATGTTTTTAAATACATTTTAAAAAATAAAAATGAAAGCTTAAACATAAAACCACATTAAAAAAAACAAATGTCATATATGAATAGTCAAACTACATCTGAATTACTAACTAAATTTAAGGATTATATAAAGGTTGTCGATAAAAATGATGAACTTGATTGTTATTGTTATACAAATGATGTATGTGATTCACAAGATATTTCTCCAGATATGAAAGATACTATTTTATCATATCGAGGTTTAGTGACGGATAAAAAAGGTAATACAGTTCTAAAGTCTTTTCCTTTTACACCTGAATATAATGTAGAAGATACAGATAATTATTCTCATATTTTCAATTTAAATAAAAATACTAATGTACATGTCTTCAAATCATATGAAGGATGTTTGATTAGAATGTTTTATCATTCTAACAAATGGTATGTTAGTACTCATAGAAAACTTAATGCGTTTGACAGTAGATGGGGAGGTACAAAATCATATGGTACTATATTTAAAAATACATTATTCGATTATTACGACAATAATCAACTTTTTAGAGATAAACTCAGTAAAGATAATACAACTAGCTCATTATATGGTAAGTTTTGTAATACTTTGAACAAAGAGAAACAGTATATGTTTTTATTGAGAAATACACAAGAGAACCGGATAGTTTGTCAGTCACCTAATGAAAGTAGATTGTTTCATGTCGCAACAATATATAAAGGATGTATTGATTTGAAAGATTGTATAGATATTCCTAAACCAGAAGAAATACCAATGTTTAATGACAATAATGAATTAAAGGAATATGTAGACTCAATCGATATTAAGGTAAATCCAGGAGTTATTGTATTTCTAGATAACATTCCATTAAAAATTTCTAACAGTGAGTATATGCGACTTAAGAATATAAGAGGTAATGAATCAAGTATAAAATACAGGTATCTACAGTTACGATGTGATGGTATGACTGATGAACTCAAAGAATTATATTCATTATATCCTGAATCGCAAGCAGATTTTAATATGTATGAAAGTATTATTGAAGAGGTGATAAACGATATCCATAATATGTACCTACAGAAGTTCGTTTTCAAAGAAAATATTAACATTCCAAGTCATAAATACAAAATTATGCGAACAGCTCATGGTTGGTTTATTCAGGACAGGGATAATCGAAGGGTTACCAAAGATGTAATTTGCGCTATTGTAGATGAACTACCAGCAAGTGTTCTTAATTCTATCATAAAAAAAAAGAAGACAGAAATTAATTATAATACGAATAATAATAAAGAAAGAATGTTACGTGCTTAAATAAAATCAAAATTTATATAACAAAATTATATAAATTATAAATACTAATGGAAAATCAAACTTTAAATATTCTTTTTATCGGAGATCCTCATTTTCAAATAGATAATCTTTTGGATGTTGATTTATTTATCTGTAAAATCATAGACTTATGCAAAGAAAGAAAATTAGATTTTATAGTGGTAGCAGGTGATTTATTACATACGCATGAAAGATTACATACAGTTGTTTTTAATAAAGCTTGTGATTTTATAGAACAGCTTTCTAATATAGGATTGGTATATGTATTAGTAGGTAATCATGATTTAACTTCAAATTCTGAGTTCTTGACAACTAATCATTGGATGAACCCACTAAAAAGATGGAAAAATGTAGTAATAGTTGACAAAGTAATAAATATAAATATGAAACATTGCAATTTTACGTTTGTACCTTATGTATACCCAGGTCGTTTTGAAGAAGCTTTACATACATTATCTGATGATCAGATATGGAAAAAATCGGACTGTATTTTTGCACACCAAGAATTTAAAGGTTGTAAAATGGGTTCTATAATTTCTTGTATAGGAGATGAATGGGATAGTAAATATCCATTTGTTGTATCAGGTCATATACATAATAAACAACAACCTCAATCAAACATATATTACCCAGGAACACCAATGCAACATTCTTTTGGAGAAATAGGTGATAAAACAGTATCTATTTTAAAGTTTGATAAAAATAAAAAAATGACTATAGAAGATATATGTTTACAATTACCAACTAAACAAATAAAGTACATAAATGTTGAAGATCTGAGTACATTTAATAAAGATTCAGAGAGTAAAGATAAATTAAGATTAACTGTAAAAGGTTCATATGAAGAATTTAAAGCTATGAAAAAAACTACAGTATATAAAAAATTGATATCAGATGGTATCAAAATCGTTTTTAAGCACACCGATAACAGTGATATACAAAAGACTGCATCTGATATAATAAATAGAACATCCAATGATTTCATGGAAGTATTACATGAGATTGTAATCAAGAAGAAAGATCCTTACTTAGTATGTGAATATGACAAGATAATAAATAACAAAATAACAGAACCAGATAATTTATTTTTTTTATAAAATATATAATAAAAGAATGAATGTTAGCGATTTCGTCACAAGTATTAATGATGTTTTAGATAGTAATCCGAATTCATATAATATAATAAAAGGTGATAGATTTAATTTACATGAAGAACGAAGACCGATGTGTAATATTAGTAGTAGATTTCATTCGAGTTCAAATAATGATATTACGACTAGAACATCTGAGTGTAGTTGTGAAAAAAATAATAGAGAATGTACATATATGTTAGACAAGATGCAAAATTTGTATCACTCTTTGAACCATCAAAAAGTTTTTAACTGTAATAAACAAAATAAAACTATTATTGTATTAACATGTATTATAGTAATTCTAGTTTTATTAATAATAAAACTATTATGTAAAGACTGATAATTTTTTCAATTAATATTAATTGAAAAAATATAAATATTTTTACTTATTGATTTAAAACAACGCAGTTAATGGATCTTTGTTATATAAGTTAATTGCTGTATTATAATCCATAATTGGTTTTCCTGTCATCTTATTAACATGGTTATGAAAATCTACGAAAAATTTAAATACAAATTCTCTGTTAGATATAGCACGATTTATATTGATTTGATTAGACGTTATAAAGTCGAATGCATGTTTTCTACATTCTAAACAAGGTATCATAATAGGCAAACCGTTTATAAAACTTTTCATCATCAATTTATCTGATTGATTGGGATTTTCAGGATAATAAATCGAACCAAGATGTAAGATGAACCATAAAGGTCTACCCCATAGTCCTTTTCCTGAAAATTTATGTTTAATATTTTGAACCAAAGATTCATCAGAAATTTGTTGTGGTGTTATTCTACTTGACTGATAATACGGAAGTTTATTAGAAATATCGATAATATGTTGCTGTTGTGTATTACCGCGTCGTGTTATAGATGTAAAATCATTGAGATCTTCGATATGTAATCTCGAATTATCTTTTATTGTTGTAAATGAAGACATTTATTTTATAAATATATTTTTGTGTATAAATATATTTATAAAATAATAATATTAGAATCGAACATTAGATTGAAATCTTTTTTTGAAATGTTATAGTTGGAGTTTTCTTTTAAAAAATTATATACATCTTCATATTTTGGTTTATTTGGATATTGTAGGGTTATATTGCTATTACAATCTGAAAAATCAATGAAAAGTTTACGAACCGTGTCCACGTTTAATATATCTTTACCTTTTATATTTATATTCTCAATATTCTTATGTTCTTTTATTAATTTATAAGATGTCATCGATCCAATACCAGGAATATTTTTATTATAATCAGTACCACACATTATGCAAAAATCCAAAAATTCTGTATATTTAAGTGATATATTATCAAGTAAAGTGTTAATTTCCATTTTGTAACATACACCTGTTTTATTATCTAATTTTTTTAGACTTATGGGGGTTCCGTATGCAACAACATCAGTATCGTCTGACAATACAGCATCGACTACATTATCTTTACATAATTTAGAACAAAGTTTTTCAGCCTCAGATAAAGCTTTTATGTATTTAATATTCATAGAATCTAGTAACATTAAAAGCATATTTATATCTTCGGATGTGACATACATTACTTGTTTCTTTTTCTTTTCTATTTCAGATCTTATGGCTTCTACATCAACTTTTGTTGATTGATCATCTAGTTTAAAAATAGCAATTTCATCTTTTATAATACCTGTATTTAAATATTCTTTGACAGCGTGTTCCATAATTTTTATTTTATCTTTGTTTTGTTCTCGTGAATCAAGTCTATTATTTTGTTCTTCTATTTTCTGTACAGGAGCCTTACCGTCTAATATAAATAATAAATGTACATTATTCTTTTTTAATACACGTATCATATTTACAAAACCTACTATCCAATCTTTACCCATTACCGTCTTATATTTATACATATACAACATCGTATCAATTGCTATATACTTAAAAGCGAAATCACTAATGTGAATATATTCCCCAATATCTTTAGAAGCAACTTTAGATAATGTTTTCATGAAATTTGATTTTATCCCCATGTTAAGTTTGTAATTATATAAACATTTTTGTTTATATAATCATTTTTAATTAATCAGTTTTCTTAAAATGAGGCATTATCTTTTTCTGAATTTCGAAGTATTTAAGAGATGTGTCTTTATCCATGTTAAGAAGCTTCCTTAGCTTCTTATCAGGTTCAATTACACGACGATCATCTTTGTTTTGTAAATCATTGGTTTTAATGTAATCACATATAAATTTAGTGACATCAACTCTTGAGTGCATTTCGGATTCGCCCCATCCAGCGAACTTTTTCATCTCATCTGAAACAGGAACTTCCTTCAAGAAACCTGAGTTAGCTTTTCCCTCTCTCTTAACTCTTGTCCTCTTTTGTTTAGCAAGTTGCAGTGCATTTTTCTTAAGTGTCCTTAGCATGGAAGTGATTTTCTTGACCTTTGCAATTGGTTGAGTGGTTTTGTCATTTCTCATAGATTCAACAATAGAGGAAACATACTCAGTGAGTTGATCAAAATCAGCGGTAATGCTTTCTCTTGTGTGTTGTTTTCTCTTAGATTTAACAGTACTGACGTCTTCCTGTACGTCTTCCTGTACGTCTTCCTGTACGTCTTCCTGTACGTCTTCCTGTACGTCTTCCTCGACAACAACTTCCTTCGTAAGTTCCTTGTTGTCGACAACTTCCTCGACAACAACTTCCTCCTCCACGACTTTCTTAGTATCTTTCTTAGTTTTCTTGGTACTACTCTTCTTCACAGAAGGTTTCTTAGTTGAACTGGGTTTGGTGCTTTGAGAAGGCATTTTATATAAAGGCTTGTTATCTTTAAATTGAATTTCAATTTTTAAATATTTCAGTGTGTCTTTAAACTATTTTTTATTTATTTTGCTGAATATACGAAATGAAAGTATAAAACTTAATATAAAAAGTACCAACACAACGATAGATATCAATATTAGTTTAGTCATTAGACTAATATTACTACTTGTGTCCAATGGTTTAGGATGAAGAGGAATAGGAGGTTTATTTGAAGTACATAAATATTGGGTTCTTGATTTTTCATTTATTTTTTTAAATAAAGGACTACCTGTCGTTTCCATAGGACAACCACCATAAGGTGTCATAATATAAGATGACGACGGTATTAATTTCAATCTGCCTTTACTTGTAAATTTCATACTTAAACTATTATACAAAGTTTCTATACTAACAGGATAATTTGGTAAATATAAATCTCTATTCCAACCAGGATCTCCTTTTTGTTGTTCTTGTAATTTTATAAGTTCGAACGGCATAACCCATTTGTTATTACTGTCAATTATACTTGTATATTCTGGATGTGTTTCCTTTAATAAATCTAAATCATCACCTATAACATAATTAGGTTTTATATATTCAGAAATAGTCGACGAATTATCCGGAATTTCATTCACTAAAACAATGTCTCCGGTATCATTTATTTTTACTATTTTTTCAACCGAAGGTACATAAGCATTAAAAATAATATTATCCCAATTATTACATACCGTTAATATTATTGTTGATAAACGACTAGAAATATTTTTTACTATTTTTGTTATAAATCCTCCTTTGTTTTCTGTACCACATAAGTCACTTTCAAGTGGAGGAGATGAGGGAAGTCTTATTAGCATACTCAATGAACACATATAATAATTATCGGGTAAATTAAGATGCGCTGGTTTGCATAAAGATACAGTTATATCAACGTTAAACAATTGTACATTTTTTAATTGTTTATATATAAGATCTGCTATTAGTTTACTTCCGAATAAGATGGTAGAATGTTCGTTAGGTATAAAAAAATTAGATTTTACACCGTTTATTTCATATATTCCTGTATAATCAATAGACATATTTTATTAATACATATAAAAAAAAAGTGTATTAATAAAATATGTCTATTGATACACAATATAACGAATTCAAAGTTTTTGAAAGAACAGGAGAACGTTTTCTTGACATAGTTAATAATATGGAAGATAAATTTATATATACTTTAACACAGATTGATTGGGGATTACGTAGTACTACTTATTTAAGTGATATAGTAACACAGTATTATAGTTACGATTTTTCTAAATTAAATGCATATGCTGTTGTTTTAGGAGACATGTGTTTGGATGATTATGTTAATATAGATTTAAAATTGTTTAAAAATGCCGTGTCCATGTTAAAGAAAAAAGTAGACTATAGAAATATTTTATTGGATGAATTAATTGATAAAAGCGATATAATAAGATATGCTACTTTAATGAAAAACTTGAGGCAAAAGGCATCGTCCCAAGGTGTAACAGTGAACCAATATAAAGAAGAGGAATATAACGAAGATGGTTATAAAGAAGATCAAAATTATTATGATGATGACGATGATGAATATAGAGGTGATTATAATGATGAAATGTCAGATTATTAATTTATAAATTATAAATTAATAATTATTTAAATGCGTAAAATCATTTGACTTTTAGGTCAACTTTTATACCAACAGCTTGTAATTCTTGTATGAGTAATTTAGTAACATATGGTGTTTCTACTTTGTTTATAATAGTATTGTTACATTGACATTTATCTTTTGTATTGGAAATTTGATGACACATATTGCATACATATATATGATAAGGATCTGACTGGTCACATAATCTATCTTTGAGAAATATAGACGTTCCATGTGATATCATAGCATCTCTTTCCATCTCCCCAAATCTTAATCCACCATCTCTTGATCGCCCTTCTAAAGGCTGACGTGTTAAAGTTGTAACAGAACCTGTAGATCTAGCATGCATTTTTTCGCTAACTAAATGCTTTAATCTTTGATAAAATACAGGGCCTATAAAAACAGATCCTATCTTATTACCGTCAAATCCGTTGTACATAACTTCTGTACAATCACCTTTAAATCCTGTCATACCGAGTTCATTTTTTATTGTTTCTGCTATTTTTATACTTGATTTACCAAATGGTGTTGAATCTCCTAACTTACCTTTTAATACACAACTTTTAGAAAATGCTGTTTCCATTAGTTGGTTGATTGTCATTCTACTTGGTATACAATGAGGGTTGATAATAATATCAGGAGTTATACCATCTGATGTAAAAGGCATATCTTCTTGAGAATAAACAATACCACATGTACCTTTTTGAGCACTTCTTGACGCGAATTTATCTCCTATTTCAGGTATTCTTTCAGTTCTTATAATAACTTTTACTATTCTATAACCGTCAGGTGTAATCTCATCTACAACTCTGTCAATAAAACCTTCTTCTCCTTTTTTAACCGACAAACTCGAATCTGTTAGTAAGCATTTCGAAGTTTTAGAAGATTCTTTTATAACTTTTCCTATCAATACGTCTCCTTTTTTTACATAAACAGCTTTATTATTAATTCTTGTTTGTATAACACCTCTTTTATCTAAGAAATGATAATTAAGGTCTGATTTTTGTATTTCTAGATCAGGGACTTCGATTTTTTCGATTATATTAACGGAATGCTTGTATTCTTGATCACTATGTGTTCTGTAAGAATATGCGTGAAATAGACCTCTGTCAATAGCGGATTTATTGATTATAAGTGAATCTTCTTGATTAAAACCTGTATAGCATAGAATCGCACATATAACATTTATACCTGATGGCATATCACTAAATCCCATATATTCAGCTATTTTAGTATTAACAATTGGTTTCTGAGGATATGATATAACATGAGATATTGTATCTGTTCTATGTTGATATGTCGAACTATAAAAACTCATTGCTTGTTTACCCATTGATGTCTGATAACAGTTTCGAGGTGACTGTGAATGGTCAGGCCAAGGTATAATAGATCCCATTACGCCTAACATTAAACATGGGTCAATTTCACAATAATCATATTTATGTTGTAGTTTAAACGATGCGTCATTGAATGCAACTGTTACATTTTCAACTTCATTATTATCTATATATTTTATAATATTATCATAAACTAGTTGATCCCATGTTTTGTTCTTATCATTAATGTTGTCAAATAATATTTTATTATTGTTCATGGTTAGCAAAGGTCTTACCAATCTTCCTGAGTCGGTATATATATGTATTTCATTATTAATAGAATTATATGTTATTGATGTATCATGATCAATATATTTTGCATCTCTTGAATCATTAAGTTCTTTCAATAACTCTTTGGTATTATAAGTAATCCCTACAATTACGTTGTTTACAAATACCAAGGTATGTATTTGATTAATATGTGTTTCATCTGTTGATTTTATATTAGCTAAACGTCTAATGTGATCTATTGTAAGTACGCTTGTATTTTTATTTTCATTTGTTATTCTTGTGAATAATGCTAAATTTAGAACTATACCAACAGATTGACCTTCAGGTGTTTCACATGGGCATATAAACATTATCTGTGATTGTTGTATTTGTCTTATTTTAGTATTTTTACTTTCTTTTCCAATAGGAATAGAAATTCTTCGTTTATGGGATATTGTAGAACCATATGACAATCGACTTAAAACTTGAGATACACCAAGTCTAACGTAGGCAGTTCTCTGTATACCCCAATTACCTGTTGAAAAACAATATTTGATACCGGAAGTGATAATATTACTTCTAAGAAATAAATGTAAGATGTCGATTGTTTGTTGTTTTTTTTTCTGTATGATATTAATCATATAGTCTTTGAATTTTTTATATAATTGTTTGAATAATTCTTCACACAAAATTCCAGTAGTTTCTATTCGCTTATTGACATAATTATCTCTATCATCAAATGTAGTTTTTCCTAATTTTAATAATATGATTTTTTTGACCATAGAACCTATAAACAAAGCTTTTTCCTTATCATTAGATTGTGTACCTAAATGAGGGAACAATTCCATTTTAACAACTTGTTTACCGTACTCTTCATATTGAGAAGATTTTAAAACATTAGATGATAACTTACCTATTTGTTCAAAAGCATTTCTAGAATACTCTTTTCGTTTTTCTGTTTCTGGCATATCTTTATCTACATTAACAAGATAACCTAATATTAATTTTTGTATGTAATAGTCTACGTCAAGCTGATTATCCTTGATATTCACAAAATCATATATCTCATCGAATGTATAGTATCCAAGTGCGTTAAAAATTAAAGATAAAGGTACACTCTCCTTCAATAATGATATACTTAATGAAAATTTATTATTTTCAGATAATGTTACTTTAGATAATATAGAATGACCTGTTGTAGATGACATACTCCTTATTTCACATGTAATATTATCGGTAGAATCATCAAATATCAATGGTTTATTATAACAATTTCTCAACTGTGCTATTATCACCCTTTCTTTACCTCTTACTATAAAATATCCACCATCGTCTCGAGTGCATTCTTTGTATTTAATTATGTCATGTTTACTAATTCCATTCAAATGACATATAGATGATTTTAGCATAGCGGGTATTCTACATAATTCGATTCTGTTGGTAACTGTTGTTTTGTTTTCATTTGTTTTACTATCTATTATGACTTCTTTAATAGAAACAGACACAACCGATTCGTATGTCAAATCTTTTGTTCTAGCCATATGAGGTGTTAAAATATGCTCTGTTCTGTCTGTTTCTATGTATACTGGTTTGTCAACATGTAAATTATAGAGTTCTATGTAATGATTTTCCGACAATTTAATTTTATCGTGATTTACAATTGTCGACAGACCACTGATAAAAGAATTGTATGATTGCAACTGATGATGAACAAGTGATCCGTTCTCTATATTTTGTTTTATAAGTCGCCATTTTATATCTTCGTTTAGAGTCATGTCTAGTTACTGTAATTTAAAAAAAATAATATTAAATCATTTTTAAAAATATATGATTTAATAAAACGAAAATGAATAATAACATGAGAAACTATAATAATTTTTTTTCTACTCATATTACAACAGACTCCGGCATTTCGTTGTCAGAAAAGATAATTGTGGATGTAATAAGAGAAGGTTCGTGGATACACGATTCTATAAATTTAGATGAAATTTATTCAACTGATATTTATGATTTGTTTAGACAAATCAAATTATTGAATGTTAAAACATATGAGAAACATAACACTGAAATATTAAGTATAAATGAAGATACTATAATATTAAAGTTGATATATAGTTATCTTGACAAACATATTTATAATATGTTATCAACAGATAACAGTTATATGAAATCATTAATGAGTTGTAAATTACCTAATGTTAAAGATATTTCAAGTGATATTGTGGAATATTTAAATGTTATTATATTACAAGAGTACAAAGATATGATAAATAACACATTTAATACAAGAGACTTAGAACATCATGACATTATATTTTTGATAAATCGTATTTCAATAATAGTTGATAAAATATTAACTAGTAAATATAGAATAACAAAACCTACGTGTAACGATATAAAATCAATACTTAATTATATGGTAAAACAAACATGTAAATTGATAATAAATTATGACGACCAAATACCTGAAAAATATGAACGAATTACAAGAGATGAACCTATATTTTCTGTTGTTGATAGTGATTGTATGTCGAAAATATGGAGATTAATTAATATTATATTCTATGTCATCGGAAAGGATATATATCAAATAACGAATGATTACATAACATCTACAAATA